CCGGCTTCGAGCATTTTCGTGTGGAAATACTCGGGAGTGAAGTGTCTGCTGGTGATGACGAGCCAATCGTCCCCGTTTTCAGCGAACACCATGACGCCCCAAGATGGCTCGCCAAACGTGTGGACGAGGCCGCCAAGGTTGCGCATGAGGGAGCTGAAAGACGTCTCAGTCACACCAGAACCAAGAACCCACTTGGCCATGTACGACACATTGACGCGCTGGGCGCGCCCTTTCAGAACCATCGAGCCGACTTTGGCGGCACGATAGTCTGGGTCATCCACAGCCTCGAAGATCACGTCCTTCTCAAACATGAAGGATTGCTCACTTCGATGGGCTTCAAACTTGTTCTGGTCGCCGACATAAAAATTCACATCCTCGCCGTGCTGAGCGATGGCCTCAGTGGCTGCGACAAACCACTCGCCAAACAGCTCCGCGGTTGCGTCGCGACCGTTCACCCAAACGTTCGGGGAGTCGTTAGTCATGGAATAGTTCTTGCGAACTTGCTTGGCAGCAAGCCAGTCGAACACGCCAGTCGCCACCTGTCGAATCGGTTTGTACGCAATGACAATGCGTTCATCGATTGCTGGGGGCCCAGCGCTGGTAACCATGCCAGACTTCTCCACCTTAATCATCGCCGACCCGCGCAAATCCGAGGCAGTCAGGCCGCGCCGCTTAAGCTCGGCCTGAGCGGCAATGAATGCCGCGCGCTGCTGTTCAGGGAATTTGTGCAACCAAGCCGCACGTTCCTCATCCGTCGGGTGGATGGGATCGAGCTGGAGTCCGTGGAGTACGGAGTGCGGCACATGGCGACGGTGGTTAAGCGACTCCCACACACCCTCCATCGGTTGTGGGACTTCACGACCAAGACGCGTCTTGAATGCGTGGACAATCGAGTCTTCATCGTTGTCGGCGGTCGTGGGAACAAATGGCCCGAGGGCAATTAAGCTCAAGCGGGCGCTGGGGGTGGGGGGCCGTTTCATCGTGTCATGCCCGACTCGGACTCTCGAATCGGGACTCTGAACGGGCTCAGGCATAGTCTTGCGCGTGTAAACGGGTGCGAACTTGTGGGGCGGGAGCACGGTGGGGTGAGTCACCGTGGCGGCCACACCTCCGTCACGTAGTTGCAGGACGACGCTGGCCTCGTCCGTCTGATGCGTGTCAGTACGGCAGCAGGCCCACCAACCGCGCGGGTCGAAGTATCGCCACCAGTGCCACACAGCAACTTGCTCACCGCTCAATGCGCGGCGGTGTTGTTCAAATAGTGCGGCATGGGTCGCGTAGAGTCGACCGACACGGGCTGTTTCCTCTTCAACCCCACGCGCCATGGCGGCGACGCAGGCTAGAAGCAGGCAACGGCCTATCATCTTCGGTGGATGGTTTCCAGCTAGGAGATAGCGCCGCCCCAATTCCGTCAGCGTGCGGAAAAGGGTGGGTGTGCGTTCGACACCGGCAGCCCGGGCGGACAAAACACCAACGAGATCGGTTGGGATCGCCACCACGACCTTCGGGCCAGTGTAGGCGTACGCAACTCCGTACTTGAGGGTGATTTTGTCGACAGCATTGACGTGAGCATCAGCTCCAACGTAATGGGCAACACCGAGGGCTCGGTCGAGGGAAGAAGGTTTCAAATTCTCGTTTACCCGCGCCAGAAAGTCGGCGCTCACGTCACCGTGGGACATGGGGTCGTCCCAGGTGGGCGGTGGACGTGGGGGAACGTCGACACCGTTGACCACCCAGAACTTGTAAACGAACGACGAGAAGAAGTCAGCGACGCACTCCCAATGGAGCGTGCGTGTGCCGTCCGACCAGCCAGGCAGTTGAAGCCAGCCGTTCGGGTGGTGCACATAAGGCACAGCGTTGCCTTTCGCAAGGGCTTCGACCATGCCGTCCTCTCTTACGTGATACACCAGTTGACCGCCTTCGAGTGAGCCAGCCGCGCCAAAAATGTGGTGCAGCGTCGCAAGGCCTAACCCGCCGGGTGGGATGCGCTCCAAGAGCACATCAGGTGTGAAGTAGTAGAGGGAATGTTGAAAGAGGTGGACGTCGGCCAAAAGGTGAGGGCACAATTCGTACTTACACTCACAATGGGCATAGCGTCCACGCGTTGCAAGGAGGCGACGTGAGTCGCCAACTTGGATGACGGGAACCAAATGGTGAATCTCCGCGAAAGAGGACTGAAGCCCGAGGACTTTCACGGCAGCACGCAGTCGTTCAGCATTGGAGCCGACATCAATAAGTCGGATGGACCGGCCGAGCTGGGCGGCGTAATCGCTGGCTAAGCGAATCGCCTCCTGTTCAGCAAGGGCCCTACCGGCACCCAAAAGGGCATGAGGGTGTCTTTTCGCTCCGGGCGGCCATACGGGCATGTAGCCCTCGGCCGACCATCGCTCAAACTCAGATTTGGTGGGTTTGTGGGGCGTCGCGAAAGGTTTCAAATCACCACAACCTTCAAGGTACTTGAGAGGGAAGTAGGACGGTTTCGCTTCGCCGGGCAGCACTACGCACGCCTGGAGTGCATTTTGAAGTTGAAGGGTCAGTTGTTTGAGGGTGGCGCGGCGAGCCGAATTCTCGGCCCCCTCGGCGCTCTCGTCCTCAAGACAATAATGATCCATTGGCGTGTGGGTTAAAA